GACGTTCATATTCCGATATGAAGACGTGAAGTGCGAGATCATGTTCCGGGCGCTGGATACCCCGGACGACGTATCCAGCGTACTGTCGCTAGAGATCACTGGCGCGATGCTCGATGAGTTCGTTGAAATCCCGCGGGAGATCGTCGACGCCATCCAGTCCCGGTGTGGCCGGTTCCCGTCCAAGAAAGAGGGCGGGTGTGACTGGCGCGGTGTGTGGGGCGCGTCTAACCCCGGCGTACAGGATGCGTGGTGGCACGACTGGCTGTACGAGGAGTGGCCGGAGGAAGAAGGCGGGGCCGCGGCGCAGGACAAGGCGCTTAATTTCTTCGAGCAGCCGAGCGGGTTCAGCCCCGAGGCTGAGAACCTAGAGAACCTACCGCCGTACACCGCAGACAGCAATGAGTATTATCGCGAGCTGGCCATCGGTAAGAAGCCAGATTGGGTCAAGCAGTACATCGAAGTCCAGTGGGGTTACAGCCAGAGAGGTAAGCCCGTGTACAAGGCGTTCAACCGCGATCTGCATGTCGCCAAGCAGCCGCTCAAGTACAACCCCCATCTGCCGCTAATCATGGGCTTCGACGCAGGGCTCACGCCGGCTGCGACGTTCATGCAGCAGGACTCGTTCGGGCGGGTGCTTATCCTCGATGAGCTAGTGTCTGACAACATGGGCGCTCAGCGGTTCTGCCGCGAGAAGATCAAGCCCCTGCTGAACCGCAAGTACCGCGATGCGACGATACTGGTGGCTGCGGACCCGGCTACAAAACAACGCGCACAGACGGACGAGAAGACCGTCGCTTCTGTACTGGAGAAGGAGCTGCAGGTCAAGGTGAAGGGTGCAGCGAGTAACGACCTGGCTGCGCGCCTGGGCGCCGTGGATGGGTTCCTCACGCTGCTGACTGAGGCCGGGCCAGCACTGCTGATTGACCCGTCGTGTAAGAACACGATCGCGGGCTTCGCATCAGGCTACCGGTTCGCTATCAATACCAAGGGCGTAGCCGCGGATAAACCGGACAAGAACTCGTACAGCCACTTGGCGGACGCGATCCAATATGGCTGCATGGCGTTCGTGGCGTTTGACGCCCGAGAGGCCAGGGCTAGGAAACACAGCCAGTTCGCTGTACCATCACGCAACACTTACGTCTACTAGGGCTGGATCATGGCCGACGAACTGAATCTTGACATGGAACGGATGCGGACGCTCGGGCAATCGTTGCGTGATCGGTTCTCATCCTACGACAAAGCCCGCTGCACCGTAGAGGAACAGTGGCTCAAAAACGTCCGCCAGTACGTCGGTGAGTACGACCCGAAGATCGTAGCCCACCTCAAGCCAGAGCAGTCTCGGGCATACCCGCGCATCACCCGCGTCAAGGTTCTGAGCATCGTCGCGCGTCTCCACGCGCTACTGTTCCCCGCGGGAGAGAGTAACTGGGGTGTCGAGTCTTCCCCGCAGCCTATCCTGCCGAGCGACAAACTGGCGGCGCTGATGATGAAGTGGGTCTCCGAGAACACAGAGCGCCAAGCCACACAGGCCGAGATGGATCGTATCGTCAAGCTAGCCGCGGATGACATCTCCAAGCGGATGCAGGCGGTCATCAACGACCAGCTCGCAGACGCAGGCCATGCCAGCAGCATCGACTACCAAGACCTCGTGCGCGACGTGATCTTCTCCGGCGCGTTGTACGGCTGCGGCGTGTTGAAAGGGCCTATGACCATCCAAGAGGACGGTGCCCAGCTCGTGGTAGACGAAAACGGTGTGCCGCAGGTCGTCGAAGCTCCGCTGTACCGCCCGTATTTCGAGTTCGTCCCCCTGTGGGACTACTACCCTGACTTCTCGGCCAAGACGTTCGCGCAGCAGGACGGCGAGTTCCAGCGTCACATCTACTCGCGCAGCGGGCTCAAGAAGCTTGCTAGCCGCCATGACTACCTCGGCAGCCAGATTAACGAGTACCTGCGCACCAAGCCACACGGCAACTACCAGAAGAAGAACTACGAACAGCAGCTGGACCAGATTTCTGACGACAAGCAGCAGACCCAACCTGGCGAGGACAAGAAGTTCGAGCTGATCGAGTTCTGGGGTGCTGTGACCGGGCACGATCTTCGCGCTGCTGGCGTAGAGATTGCTGACAACAAGCTCGACCAAGACGCTTGGGCCTGTATCTGGATGATCGACAATGTGATCATCAAGGCCGCGCAGAACCCGTACCCGGAAGGTGTGGCGATGTACCACCAGTTCGTCTTCGAGAAGGACGAAGTGAACCTCACCGGCTCCGGGTTGCCGCACATCATGCGCGACAGCCAACTCGGCATATCGTCGTTCACTCGGATGCTGGTGGACAACGCGGCTACGGTCTGTGGCCCCAGCGTCGAAATTGATCTAGAACAACTGTCCGCCTCGAACGGGCCTATCTCCATAGCCCCGTTCACAAAATACCTGAAAGACAACGCTAACCCAAACGGTACGCGGGCGGTGCAGAGCGTTCTGTTCAACAGCCACATCCCCGAGTTGACTGGTGCCATCCAGCTGATGCGCGAGTTTGCGGACTCCGAGACGTTCGTAGGTCCGATGACCGGCGGTGACTTCGAGAACGCCCCGAGTGAGGCGTTGCGCACGCAGGGCAACATGAGCATGGCCCTGGCCAGCTCGGCGCTGCCGTTCAAAGACATCGTGCGCAACTTCGATCGGTTCACCAAGTCGGTGATCCACGCCCTTGTGCAGTGGAACCTGATCTACCACGAGCGCCGCGACGAACTGAACGGCGACCTGCGCCCGATCCCGAAAGGCGCCAGCAGCCTGATGGCGAAAGAGGTCCGGGCCGTAGCACTGGATCGCTTTGCTAGCACGTTGACACCGGAAGACCGGATGTACATCAACGAGGAAGAACTGCTCAAGGAGCGGATGCAGGTCAACGACTTGCCCCTCGATCGTTTGATGGCAGCACCGGAAGAAATTGAACGCCGTAAGGCCGCAGCAGCAGACCAAGCGCAGCAGACCAAGCAACAGAATGACCAGATGTTCCAGGCCAATCTGCGCAACCTGCAGACCGAAGCGCTCAAGGACATGGCCCAGGCGCAGAAGAATATGGATACTGGCGACGCGATGACGTTCAAGGCGTTGCTGCTAGCGATCAAAGAGGGTGCTAACCTTGACGAACTCCGCAGACTCACCGAGCAAAGCCAGAACCAACCTGCAAGCGAGGCTGGACGCCAACCCAGTGGTGCGGGAAGCGCTGCTGACGTACCTGCAGGATCTGCTGGATAGAGCACAGGCGGATGCCGCATCGGTGACGGATATTGTGATGCTACGCAGAGCCCAAGGACGGGCTCAAGAAGTGAAGAAGATCCAACGTGACGTGAGATCGGATGCAAAAACCGATCCATAATACTTGACAAACCCACAGGCGCAAGGTAGATAGCATACTATGACTACTGACGTTGATTTCGAGGCGGCCTTCGCGGAGGCCGTGGGTGCAGAACCCGAAGATGTTACTACCGAGGTTGTAGAAACCCCGGAGCCGGAGTTCGTCGCAGAAGAACCTGCGGTTGACGAGGTTGAAGAGGTAGTTGCTGAGGCAGAAGTAGAGCCTGCGGCTGACGTAGTAGCGGATGAGCCAGTAGAGGCTGTTGTAGAAGCCGCACCGGCCGCCCAGCCCGCCGTGCAGCAGATGGACACCCAGCAGCTCGCTACGGCCATCGCCGAAGCTAACCGCCTGGCCCAGCAGCAAGCAGCACCAGCTAAAGAGGAACCAGCCGAGCAGGAGCGCGAGGCTTCGTTCGAGGACTACCTCGACGACAAGCAGAAAAAGGACTTGGAACTATTCCAAGCTGAGTGGTCGGAAGTAGCAGCCCCAGTGAGCGCGCTTATCGCAGCCCACGTAAAGGCAGCCCTGACCAATCAGCAGAAAGCGATCCTCGGGCAAGTACAACAGCAGATGGCGCCGATTCAGCAGCACGCTGCTCAATCGCAGGAAGCTATGTACTGGTCCACGATCCAGGCCGCGCACCCCGACTTCCAAACGGTCGCCGGAGATTTGCCAGCCTGGATTCAGGAGCAGCCGAAGTTGTACCAGCCGCGCTTGATGGAGTTGTATGAGCGCGGGTCGGCAACAGAGACAGTGGAGCTGATCTCGATGTACAAGCAAGCAAAAGGTTCGACGGGTGCAGCGCCAGCACATCCAGCCTCGTCAGCCGTGCAAGCAACGCCCAAGGCACCGCCTGTATCGTCCGCAGCATTGGCTGCGACTCTGGCACCACCCGCGGCGAAACGCAGCGCAGTATCGACCTCGCGCGATCCCAACGACGCAGACTCTGCGTTCAAAGAAGCGTTCGGTTAATCGCTGACAACTTGTTCGACAATTGACGAGGTAACACACCATGACTACCAACGTATACGGCGATCTGACCCCGCGTCAGGCCAACTTTGCAGTAAAAGAGTTCCTGATGCGCGCGCTGCCGCTTCTCACCATCGAGAAGTTCGGTAAGTCTGTGCCGCTGCCGAAGAACGAAACCAAGACCATCAAGTTCCGTCGTTACTTCCTCGACAACGGCACCGGTGGTTACAGCGGTGAGGCCGGCGCGTACAACCTGCCCCTGGCCCTCACCCCGCTGACCGAGGGTGTGACCCCGTCCGGCACCGCCATGGCGTTCAAGGACGAGTCGGTCGACATTGCGCAGTACGGCAACTGGACGGGCTTCACTGACTTCATCATGGACACCCACCCGGACGTTCCGCCGGTGATCCGTGAGTTCAGCGACATCCTGGGCGAGCAGGCCGCAGTCACCAAGGAGACCTTGACCTTCAACGTGTTGAAGGCCGGCTCCCAAGTGTTCTACGCCAACGGCACTGCCCGCACCGACGTGAACACCCCGATCACGCTGACCATGGTTCGCCGCGTAACCCGCGCGCTCAAGAACCAGAACATGCAGAAGATCACCACGGTGTTGGCGTCCACGCCGAACTACAACACCCAGCCGATCGAAGCGGCCTACATCTGCCTCGTTCACCCGAACGTGGAGAACGATGTTCGCAACATCGACGGCTACATCAACGTCGCCAACTACGCGCAGGGTAAGGCGTTCGAGGGTGAGATTGGTCGGGTCGAGGACGTTCGCTTCATCAGCTCCACTGTGTTCACCGCGTTCGCTGACGCAGGCGGTGCTGCTGGTGCCATGCTGTCCACCACCGGCACCCTGGCGGATGTGTACCCGCTGATCTTCCTGGCCAAGGACTCGTTCAGCATCATCCCGCTGCGCGCCAACACCAACACCGGTTCGGTGCCAGCCACCATGGCTGTGGTGTATCCGAAGGCGACCGAGACCGACCCGCTGGCTCAGCGCGGTGTTATCTCGTGGAAGATGTACCACGCAGCCCTTGTGACCAACGCTTTCGGCGTGATACGTGGAGAAGTGGCTGCAACCGCGTAAACTACTGATTCTACGGTAGTTTTTCACTAAAACCCCCGCCGGTCGGGGGTTTTCTTTATTCGCGAGTAGCGCATAACGGTTGTGTACTAAATCTTCGCCGCACTTGCCCTAAAAAGCGCAAGCAGCGATACTCCACACACAACCGTACGAGGTCGTCAAGATGAACGAGTACCATATCACCCGAGCCGAGAACGGCTTCGTACTGCGGTACGACGAC